TAGATCTTAAATTCTAGACAAATGCTGAACCCTGACCACTAAGTGTGGTCATCTCCTGAAGGGAGTTTAGGGACTTTGATATTATATCAAAGTGACCACACTTGTTTATAGGCTTAATAGGATATCGTCACCCTACCATTTCTTGTTGATTATTTTATACGGAATCTCTTTTTATGTATAAGACTCTCACGGAGAAATGATTACCTAACTAATTATCTAATTTTTATTTGATTTTACGAGTCGACGGATGCCGAATAGCTCGTTTCTTATAACTAAAATTACTAACTAGATTTTTATTTTATTTTAATTTTTATTCACCATAACTGGCCCCGGTCTGTACCGAGTATTTTACGAGTCGACGGATGCCGAATAGCTCGTTTCTTAACCTAAACTTAAATTCACTACTCTAACATCTACCAAACGAGGCTTATGATGGCTCGTTGTCCTTTATTTCGGATGCTTATTTAAGTTGCAACAACTGGAAGAGCTGTTGGTGTTCTGGGCATGCTATAGACAACAGCATTAGCGCATACCCAATATGTTAATCTTGGGGCAGTGGAATCATCAACCAACGAATTCTCGAGTATCTTAGCCACCAACCACCCATTAGTATTTGATGCATCTGTTGCATGATTGGATATGACTGGTAACCGATTTACCCATTGTGGATTGAATATTGTCTCTGTTCCATGCAAAAAGTGCTCTCTGTTTGGGAATTGCTTCAGATCAGTTGCTTTCAATGCATCAATTTGTGCTGCTGTATATTCCAATGGTATTTGTGCTATGATGATACGCGCATTCTGAAAGGCATTTGCCGCAGAAGTGATTTTGAACGTGTTATATGAAATTTTGCCATTTACCATACCAGGTCCAGAAAACACATGATTACGATATGCGATTTGCGCTTGTGATTCGACTCCCCCACTTGTGAAATTGCCGGGATGTATGCGCATTTTAAACAGCTGATCATTTGTAGCCGCATCAGCTTGTACCGTAACAGTATTAATGGGGACGAAATCTTGTTCTGTAACTTCGATCTTAGCTCCAATTGTACCCACTGTTTGACCCGCTGCAAGACTCCCAGGGCGCGCTACTGCCACAGGAGGCATAGGGTTCTTTGGTGCGGATGGTTCAGAAGCAGCAGGATCGATATCCTCAGATTGATAAACGCCATCAGCTAATGCCAACAACATGATGTACGATGCCATTTTCTTTGCTTTCTTCTTCCCAATCTCAGTTGCAGAAAATCGCCTATCACCTACCAAGCAAACACATTCATACAAAGGTGCATTATCGGGTGATACCAGACGCTTAAAATTGTATCTCAAATCAACGCCTGTTTCATCGCATTGCTCCTTTAATATTGACACATAATCTACTGGCTTGGTGCACGATAATTGCTTAATGATTTCCTCATCTGTTTTATCTTCTAGCTGATATTTACCAACAGAAGGATAAAGCAATCCTGTGAAATGTTCAACAAACTTTTTGACTCGCATACCAAGATTGGCCGCGATACCATCGAGAGATGTCATGTTGGAATTGGTTGCAAGTTCTTCATCTGCTGCATGGATCTTCGATTCAAACGTCGGCTTATCAATTCTTTTGTTGGCGTACAAATATGACGCCCAAGCATATTGTAGGTCGTGTTTACGTGCAAAAGCATCCATTTCATTTGACGGTACTCCATTATTCAATGAATTTCCTGGACCTTCATACTTATGTCCGGGTAAAACAAATCCTCTTTTACCTTTGTTTTGCCAATACAATTCCTCAAATTTACGATCAACTTGATGATCCAATATATCAGCTGCATACACATGAATTTCTTTGGGTTTCTCTGGTGTGACCAAACGCTTACGAATTGTAGTAGGTAAGCGCCCGACAATTCCCAACATAGGAGATCCTGTGGCGGCTAATTGCAAACCATTAACCCTTCCGGTAAATGAGCCAGTTGCCGCCGCTATATAATCCGAGTCACGGATTAGCGTATATGGCAACCCTGCACTAGTAAACTGCAATTGTAAAGCTGTACCCGTATTGATGATTGTGATAGTACCAGATGTTCCTGATCTCAACAAATAAAATGGTGTGTTGCTTATATTTGATGTTGCAACTGCGCCATCAATAGCTAAAACATCACCTTGCAATGTTATTGTGCTGCCAGTAGAGACTGTTGATGGGGCTAGCAATGCATTATTGATCACTGACACTGACAACGCCGTTGTTGGAATAATTGTCAATGGGATGCCCTCAATTGGCGTTACAGCCGGTTGCACATCTTTATGTACATAATAGTCCAATTCCAAAACCTCAAATGATGGTCTAAATCTAAATGGTTCTGGAACATCTGTGCGAAGGATTGGTGGTGTAACTTGTTCAATCAATATCTTGAACCATTTCTCATCACGTGTTTTCATAAAATCGCGATCACAAAATGGCACCAAGAAATACATGATGGGACACTTAGCCAGATTATATGTTACACCTTGACGATTAAATGCGGATTCATCAGTTGCGGATGTAGATGTAATAGCAACTTTAATCATCTGTGAAAACCCTAGAGGAGGTCTTGAATCAATACGCAATAGGCACATTTTTGCACGATGATATTGGAAAATGTCCATTAACACATCAGCTTTCGGCGCAATCTCTTTCAATGTAGGAGATAAAACTACGCGTGGTTGGATACCATTCAAATAAATGGGATCTAAAAGCTGAAAATGTTTGATATTATCAGGCAAACTCATTGCCACGTCCATGATCTTTGGGATTTGTTTTGGCAGAAGGCCATGTGATTGACCAAGGTCAAACGCATATACAGGACCATCTGCACTCATAACTTTAACTGGTGGACCAATATCGGATTGTACACCTTCGAATTGTACATCGGTTTCTGGATTGGTCTCTTGAGGAGAATAATTTCCATAATTTAACCCCAAGTTATAAAGGGCTTCTCCTTTTTGTTGAATATATTTCTTTACATTATCCATGACTGACATTAACGATTTGTCAAGTGATTCTGTAATATTCTCGCTTTCAAAGCTATCTGTTTTTGTATAATAACGTAAACGGGTTCTACCGTTCTCAAAAATTGATTCACAATATATCTTTTCTTTTTGTAAATCACTAGGTGACAAGACACCAATTCGGAGCAAATACGATCGAAGCATATCTACATATCTATTCAAAAGAATAGGCATAATAGCTTCTCGTAATTGAGGGTGGTAATGTTTAAATTTATAGGTTGAAACCCACTCTCTCAACTTTTTCACAAAAGTTGAGTAGTACTTCTTACCATGTAACATTGCTTCCATAAGTTGTTCTCTAATTGTTGCTTGCCACTCTTCAATCTCTTCTTCGGTTAAACACGAGTAGTTAAATACACTCTCGATAGATGTTTTATCAAGAGGAGCAATCCAGATAGTGGGATATAGCTGATAAAAGTTTCGTTTAAGAAACTGCAATTCACAAATATCCTCGAAATACGGTAATTCAACATCAGATTTATTTCCTGGTGTTACTGTTTGTCCAATTTCTGCCATGACTTTCTTATATGCGTGGAAATTAAATCCTATGTCCACAGCTTCTTGTGTCAATCCCATAGCCTTATCGTCACCAAAGTTCTTATCTCTGACATATCTCAAATATAATTGTAGGCTAGTATCACCAGTTGTTCTGATGAATACATACCAACCATACAAGAAGTTGACTAAGCAATTCAATTCAGTAGTTAGTACATTACCAGATTTATTTCCACGATTGGTCATGAACAAAGTTTTCGATGCACAAATGATAGTATATATAAGTTCTTCAAAATATACATAGCGTGCATTAGCATACTCATCGTTCTTTTCATAGTGACGAATAGTCTCAACAATAATAACTGCAACTGCCTTGATAAACTGTGCTAATAACTTCTGATCAAAGTTTTTATAATCGACATCCATGAAATATTTGTACTGCTTAAACTTAGAAATAAAATCTGTCACATCCAATGATTTCATGTCTATCCCCAATCCGTGGAATAGTTTTTCTTGATTAGATTTAAAGGCTGCTTTCCATCTACCAAAGAGAAATCTTCCCATCAAGAAAGATTCCATTGGGGGTGCTATAAAAGCTCTCGTTGTTCCATAATGCACTTTCTCTAATTTACGAAGTTCATCTTTCAAACATGCTTTCCATATACTAAAAGTGCGTTTGAGGCTCTTTGCTTGCTCAATCTTGTTGTTAAATACTCGTTTAAAGTATTTAGTCAATTTGTCATCTTTCAGATAAAAACCTTCAACAAATTTATCTTCTCCAGAAGTTCGATACATATTCAAGATACGTTTTCTCTCCAAGAAATCATTTTTAGTTGTTGCCCCGAGATTAGTCCATGGTATTCCTGCTGAACTCTTTTCATTCAACTTATCGAAATCATCGTTGAAGTATTGTCCATTCAATGCTTCCCACATAGCAGTTTTGCTATTTGACGATGTTCCTATAGCATGACCTTGCATAACTTCAATCATATACTCTTTCAGTTGTTCAATCATAGTGGACATAATCTCAGCAGGTATTTCATAAGTTTTGCCTGCATAACCCGATAATTGAGTAACTAAAATGGACGGGTTACCACGGCTATCATTGAGCAATTTTGAAGTGTCTGGGACATGCGCTTCAATTAAAGCAGATGGTTTCTTTGTCTCCTCAAAACAACCATAGAATGGAGTCTTATGGTGATCAGTCTTCCCTTTCACATCACATGGTGGTTGATTTTTCTCCAAATCTCCATAATATTTTATTGAGTCATCATTATCAATTGGTAAATGAACACCAATATCAGAATCAGATATTAACGTATGGAAATTGTCATACTTATTGGGTTTTGCCCATGTGACTTTCGGGAACCCAGTCCCAGATTGGAAGTCTCCTTCGGATGCATATGATTTTTCTGTCAAAACATGTAAACGCTCCAAACTCAAAATAGCGATTAAACCTGTTGATCTACTATCCAAACATCCATCTTTCATTGTTACAACGTTAGATGCCGAACCAATATGCATTCCAATCAGTTTTCTTGTTGCACTTGGATGTAACATAACAACTGCTCCACCACAATCTCCAGGGATAGTTTGAGCATTCATCATGGGCAAAGTTTGCATTGCAAAAATTTCACATTTTACATTAATTCCCGATAGTTTGCCTTCATAGTTCTTGATATATGAAATCATACCCGGTATAATAAAACCTTGTTTTGGCAAATACTGCAAGCAATACTTTGTCAATGATCTTGATCCGATGTCATGATCTTTGGGTACGTATTTTAAAGCACTCAAAGGAAAAGTCAGATTTTGAGTCGGTCTATTTTCTGGTGTAATCTTCTTATATGCTGGGTCTTTCAAAGGTAGAATCACTGCCCCACATAATTCCCAATTTTTACAATATTTGACAACACGTGCTAAATAACACTCCTTACCTAGTACAGCAGCGCCAGTGGATCTTTTGAATAAAACAATCTCATCCTTACCAAATACTAAATGGGATGGAAACACAATATAACGACCAACTCCAATTCCAAATAAAGCCGAGCCTTCACACTCCACACTAAATACTTGGACATTGAGTTCATCTCTAATTCGCTTCAAAATCGCATTCGCATTAGGATCTACTGCACTTTCATACTTTGCATCTTTGAGAAGAGCTTCAGTACCCTCAAATGTACCTGCACTAGCAGTTGGAAATTTAACTTGAACATTCTCTCCTTCATCAAAATCCATTGTTTTAGTGATGTCAATTACATCGACTCCCTCAACGCAAGAAGGCACATAATCTTCTTCGCCAAAAGAATCATCACTAGCGGAGATATCTATACCCTGTGTTAATTGAGCAAACATTTTTGTAGCTTCGTAAGTGCGTACCGTTCTATTTTCTCGTTTGCGTTGTTTTGCTCCAGAATCTTCAACTTCATATCGTCTGACGGTACGGTTTGTGCGTTTCTTCTGCTTTGATCCAGAATCCTCATTCTCATATTTACGAACGCTTCGATTTGTACGTTTTTGTTCTGGTTTTCCTGATCCTTCACCCTCATATTCATCATCTGTGCTATCATCATCACGTTTCTTATAACTTGTCACAGTTTTTGGTCTACGTCCAAGATGTTGATCATATGGGTTACTATATTCATACGAACCTTCAAAACAGATATATTTGGTACAACATCCATGTTGTTCTACCAACAATTTTAACTCCTCAGATAGATATTTCTCTGGTAAATAAATCTCACTAGCTTCAACTCTATCTAGACACAAAGAGAAAGCAGCAGGATCAATTTGTTTATTCTTTAAACATGCAAAGAAAATCAATTTAACTCCTTTGTACATAAAAG